TGTCATCCATTGGTGCCAATATTTGTCTTTTGTCACCATCCTGTATCCTACCTTCAGGTGGAACCTTGAATTTATACTTCGGACACACCACTTCATTCAACCAATCAGCTATTTTTATCATTGAATCTGTTATTGCCATATTTCTCCCTTATGTATTGATAAATAATGACACTGAAGATACTCCCATATCCTCATCCCATGTTTCGATTGTATAAGGAACCCCATCCACTCGAAGTTCCTCTCCTGGTTCCTTATAAGGCGGCAAGTCTTCGCTCCGTGCAAATAAAAATAATGTTGATTGAGCAACTGCGAACTCTGTACCGCCTTTTCTGTCTCGATTTGTTTGATCATCTATAATGCATATAATTGTCTTTCCATCAATATTATGTTCCTCCCCAAATTCATCTGAGTTGAAAAATACCTTCATATCCTGTTTGACCATATTTTGAAAAACCGACATCACTATACCTCCGGTTCTGCTGCCTGCAGGAATGGTGGCCTTTCATTATCTGGGGTCATATCCGTATTCTCGTTTTCATCTGGCAAACTGTCACCCTTTTTTTCCTGCTCCTCTTGAAACTTTATACTTGCAGTTCTAATCTTATCTGCCAGTACAGCTTTACTTCCATCCGCAGGTAGTCCTAAATCTTTCGCCATCTTCCTCAATTTCTGAATAGGCAACTGTTCAAGAGCTTCCTGCGTAATTGGATTTTCACAAAAGGTATGTATTCCCGAACACAGTTCATTATTGGTAGATACCAATTCGGCAATTCCAAGCCCAATTAGCCTTGTAGCTTCCTTATCACTTACCTCAAACGGCTCACTGTTTTTATCTTTTTTATCAATATAACTTTTTTCTGGATCTGGTCTATGCCCGTATGTACCTGCTAAAATTCTAATTAACATACACTCACTCATTCCTTTCTGCTACAATGTTCTTTAGTAAAGCACAGTAGCACTGATTGCTGAATCCTTATACTTGGGAACTATCATTGGTCTTGCTTTCTGTGCTAGGGTCCGCACACTATCATGTGTATTGTACGTGATATGTGGTACTCTTTTGTTTACGTATGTATAATACTGTTTGTCTGATTCTTCCATTTGGGTAATCGCGCCATACATACATCTTCCCATCTTGGGTGCTGTCACAGTAATTTTCCCTTGTGGAACAAAGGATTTTGTTTTACCATCATCAATGTCCACATACTCCTCAGAATAACAAATCAATTCAAGCATGATTCCCATACAATTAATTTTTCCATATGAAGTAGCTCCATCAGGCAGTTGTTGCGGATTTATATCTGCAAGATTCAATCTTCTGTTATCAAGTAATTTCTGAATATATTCATTATTGATAAGCACATCCGCAACATCATCTCCAAAAATCACATCTGACGCTCTTAGCCCACGGTTCTTTAACATTTTGGCTATAACATGTAAATCACTAATAATCACATCATTTTTCCTGCTCCACGGTGCTGATGGCACATATACTGCCGTGTTCTGGTCACCATCATAGAAATGAATCTCATATTCCTCATATTCGCTTGAACCATATTTATCCGCATATTGCCGGAAAGAATACCCATTGTTAAAGAGTGTCTGTGATGACATACATTCCTCACTTGTATCAATCATTTCATTCAAGTCTATCAAATCATTTTTCAGAATCTGTCCTTCCCTTGCTGCAGGAGACTGCTGTGAAAATAATGTTTCACCAAACTGTTTCTTTTTCAGGTCATCTACAGTTAACGTCCGCTCAGGTGCAATATATGGCGGTGTAAGTCGTTCTGTTCTATACCCGTCCCTTGGAACTGCGATACCTCCCTTTTTGGGCATCACAAATGGTGCCATTTTTCTTGATTTCTCATCCTTGTACTCAATTAGTACATCCTCTGTGACAAACATATCCTCATTTGACGTTTCAAAATACCTATCACGCAAAAAAGTCGGTCGCTTTGGTATAAGTTGCATTGCTGCAATCATAGTTTGTGTTTGATAAATATTAATTGCCATATCCTATTTTTCCTCCTTTATATCAACGCACCTTCCATCAATATTCCTGCCTTTCGCAAATCCTTGCAATCTTTAACAGATAACTGATATCCGTCTTCAACAATAAGACTCTGCGTAATAAATTTTCCTGTCTCATATGCCACTCCAACCACCTCTTCTGAAGGTGATGTTGTTACAGGCTCTGCCAGAATATATGCTGCTGTCGTTCCCTCTGCTCCATTTAACAGACAACATTTTCCAGTAGCATCATCCGCAGCCAGTACAGAACCCCTTTCAAGATTCCTTTCACCATCTGGTGTCGCAGATATTGTCACAGTAACCACACTCATCGCAAAGTCTGCATCAGCGATAAGCATTTCTGGCACACAGCTTCCGATAACTTCTCTTCCAGTCATAATATATCCCTCCCCTACTTATTTTCTAGCACAATACCAGCTATCAAGGCTGCACCATCCATAATATCTTTTTTAGCTTGTTCCTCTGCTGACAGATTGCCAGTTGGCGCTGGTTCAATTTTTATTACACCGGAGTTTTGGATATCCTCTTTCATGTTATCTAGAAATGTCTGTCCAAAATCCTTCTGGGACTTTAATGCTTCCAATGCGAGGTCTGCTGCAGACATCTTAACCTCACCATACTTCGCTTTTTCTATCAAAGACTTATCAACAATTTTCCCAGCAATTTCATCAATTGATTTCAAACGATTAAGTTCATCATTCACTGCTACACTAATTGCCTGCTGCATGTCTGTTTGCGTCGATTGTATAGCAGTATTCCGAATCTGGTCTACAAGTTCTGGTTCCTGTTTTATCAATTCTTCCAAAGTCATATGTTTTCCTCCTCCTGTTTGCGCCTTTTTTATAACATCTGGTTGCTTTCTGGCAATTACTTCCTCATATACCTGTATATAATCAGGAATATTCATAAACCCTTTTACTGACATTGGTACTCCATTAACAATCATGATGTCTCTGTTTTTGTTAATACTCATTGTCACAGGCTGCCCCATGTCCACAATCTCATCAGCAAATCCATTCTCAATAGCATCTTGTGCTGACATCCATGTAGTCTTTGTCATCATATTTTTTATCTTTTCGAGGTCTAATCCTGTACAACTTGCGTATATATCAGCAAGTGATTTATCAATCGCATTCAATTTCGCTATACTATCCTTTAGTTCATTGACATTGTAATGCCCAAACATAAAGGAAGATGCGCCATGTATCATTGTTAATGACCCATTGCACACCTTCCTGTGACCTTTGGTACCTCCCTGTGCTATAATTGACGCTGCACTAGCCGCAAGACCATCAACCACAGTGGAAACAACTCCTTTAAATTCCCGTATTCGATTGTATATTGATACTCCTGCAAAAACTTCTCCGCCTGGCGAATTGATATGAAATGTAACTTTTGCTTTACTTTTCAACTGTTCCATATCGTTTAGAAAATCAGCAAGGATAATATACATTCCTTCTATCCTATCCCCCCACCAATCAGTGGGTATCTCCGATACAATCTCGCCATACATGTTGACTTCTGCCTCATCATCATTATCAATAATATTATAAGGCTTCATATCTTGTGGCATCTTGAATGAAACTGATACAGGACCATTCTTATAATTCCTCAGCATTGTCTGAATCATCTTCTTTATCGTCCTCCTCTTTCATCATTGTTAGCTTTGATAATCTATCTTCCAATTCATCTACTTTTCTAAATTCCATTTCTAACTGGTCTATATTGGTATCCCAGTCAGAACCATTAATTTTAGCCGCAGCAGTTTCATGGGTGGTCAAACCATTTTGTATAGAGAGAATCTCTGCATTCACTTCTTTAACCGGATCGAGTTGCCCTTGTGATGGTCCTATCCATTCACTTCCTAGCCATGCCTCCCTCACTAATGGATCGTTAAAAAATCCTGGTGCATTTACTCGTCCCCTCGCTATTGCTTCTGATAACCATATCTCATACACTGGCTTACAAAAAGAAAAGGCGAACCAATTTCGATACATCTTAAAAGCTTTCCAAGCTTCCAACAATGCCGCCCTCGATGCAGAATAGCTTGCTGTAAATTCCTTTATCAACAATTCTGATGGAATTTCTAACGCTGCGCCAATCTGTTTACACATAGCTTTGAAAAATGCCTCAAAACCATTATTTGGTCTCTTTGTCTCAATCATTTCAATACTTTCCCCTGGATTTAAAACAAGCATAGTTCCTGAACCCATCTCGTATTCATTCGGATCATAGCTAACCTGATCATCTGCTTCCTGACCATCACCTACTTCACCTAACGGCATTCCATTTTCACCTGTCGGCGATACTGTTTTTATACATGCAGTAAAAAATGCTTGTATCACTGCTGCCTTTATCTCCGCTTCTGTATATCTTTTGAGTTGTAATAATGGCTCAATAATTGGCGCCAAATATGTCACACCTCTATATTGTTCTGGTCTTTCTGTATTCATAATATGCATTACATTAGGAAGCCCTGTTTTCTTCCCATAAGCTTCAATCCTCACCCAATCTGTTTTTTCACATGTAATCTGGTATGGATATGTATTGCGAAACCAATATGCCACAACTCCCCCCTCTTTGTTTACTTCCACTCCATCATATATACGATTTCCATTTTTAAGATTTTTACCTTCTGTAATCCCTATTGCAAATGCAAGTCCATCTGCTGGAGTGCTGCACCTGTCCGCCTCTATCACATGCAATTTCAAAGTGTATGGACAATTTGGTGTTTCTCCTTCCTTGCGCACAACAAACACATCTCCGCTTGCCAGCCATGAATAAAAACATAACTGCTGCATCATATAGAAATCATTGATTCCTGTAATATCACAACGCTGCTTATGTTCTGCCCACATCTTAAACTCAGCCTTCACTCCCCGCTCCCACTCTTTTGCTTGTTCTGATGTAAGCCCAAGGATAGTCCTATCTGGTCTTGGATTTAATTTTAATCCTAAACCAATAGTGTTTGTACGATTTGTCTTGATTGCAGATGCTGCAATTGGAGCCGACATTGTAAGCATACGCCCACGCTGCCGTAGAGTATAATTATTATCATCAATATCTTCGCGTGGGCTTCCCGATGCAGGATTAAACCCTTTCAAAGCCCTTCTTGTATGACTCGCTCCCGCCTGTCCATATCCTTTTGCGCCAGACAGATGTAAACTATTATATACCATCTTCCCTCCTACCAGTCACGTGGTACTACTGCTATCGCTTTCCTTGGATTAATACCATTTAGCAAATTCTCAAGCTCATCACGTTCATCCTCAAGTTTTTCAATTTGTTCTTTAATATTATTACCATATTGGTACCTCGATATTGACCTACTACCGATTGTGTAACTTTGTATCCCATTTGCTGCCAACAGTTCCCTTTCTTTCGCATAATAGAATTCCAAACGTTCATTAATTTTTTCAATTCGCCTTATAATCTGTGATTTTGTCAGCCTTTTCATGCATATCACCTACCAGTCGTCATCAAATGACTGCCTTTGTTTTTGACTTTTATATTTTTTCTTCGGTTTGGGCTTCTCCTCTGGCACAAGATCTTTTAACATTTTATAAATACGATCAAGATTTGGTCGTAATGACTTAAATGCTGCATTGGCATAATTCCTGCAATCCAACGCTTCATTGCGTTCATGCCCGGGAATTTTTTCCCATTTCCACTTGCCATTTACATATGTCATTTTCTCTGATAACAATCCAGCAAAATAGCTTTCATCATATCCTAAATTATCATTTAATGGAAAATGCGAATACCTACTTCCAGGCTCCTTCACATCTAACCCTGACATAATATGATCTTTTCCTGCATCAACGCCTAAAGTATAAAGCCATGCAGTCCCTACTACAACCTTTCTGTCTTTTCCCTTTAAAATATTTACTTTTTTGGGATATGATACATATGGTATTCCATCTGCACTTTTTCCTTTTATGGCAAACACTCTTTTGTGTAATCGCTTGTTGCACTGCTCATATACCTCTTGAGTACGATTTCCACCACTATCAATAAATGTTACGGAAATTTTTAACTTTTTACCATCTGCAAATGAATACGAACGGTCTATTACGCCATCTAGTCGCTCCCATGTATCATTTTCAGCCGGATCACCCATAATAATTCCTTTTTCAATTCCCCAGTTTTCCTCATGAAATCCATAACCAACAACCTCATATTCCAATCGATTCCCTTGTGTATCAACTCCACAGGTAAGACAAAGGACTCCTTCTGGCAACTCCGCATGATACAATTCTCTTCTTGCCAACAACTGTTCTTCATTAGTTTCGCAACTGCGATCTTCCCACAATTGTCCCAGCAATGTATTATAAACCGTCTTTAGTTTTTCTGGGTCTGTACCTGCTTCCAGAAATTTTAAAATAATCTTTTCCCATGTCATCCACGGACTCGCAAAAGCATTAATCCAAAACGAACGCACTCCCTTCTCGTATGCATCAGGATTCTCTGCAATCCATTTCTTAGGCTGCTTTCTAATAACTTGTTCTGATGATGCACATCCGCAATGTGGGCAAGCACAGTTTATTTCAGATATTCTAAACTGTTTTTTCCCATTTACCTTTTTAACTTCTGTTTCAAATCGAATATTATTGAACGTGATAAAGAAATATTCCCCACAATGCGGACACCGCACACACCAGCGTTCCTGCGTACCAGTATTAAAAGCCTCCTCAATGTTTGATGCCCCTTTTATTGTTGGAGTTGACACTTCAACCATCTTGTAATTGTAAAAGGTATTCGTGCGTGCTTCCACCAGTCTCCACGGATCGCCTTCTGTTCCTGCACTCTTTGGCCAGCGGTCTCTTTCATCTCCAAATACATACCTGCAAGGAATTGATGCAAGATTTGATGGCGAATTAGCCCCAGTAATAGTGAGCATACCACCCGGATAAGACTTATTAAAAATGGTATTATTTGACTCTCTGCTCTTTATGTCCGCAACCTTATCTCGAAGTGATTTCGTATCTCGGATCATGGGGGCTATTCTTCGCTTTGAGAAATCTTCAGCTATAGGTTTTGTATTCGGCACTACAAACATAATGGGTCCTGGATCAATATCTATTGCATACCCCATCATATTTAGTTCCATTTCCGTTTTACCAACTTGTGATGATGCCACTACTACTAAATGATGTATCTTAGTATCTGTAAATGCATCCATAATTTCTTTTAGATAGGGAGTCCTGCTCGTTTTCCATCTTCCTGGCTCAGCACTATTTTCCGCTGACAGCCATCTATACTTATCTGCCCATTCTGTTACTGTAAGTTGCTCTGGTGGTTTGAAATAAAAAATGGACTTTTTAATCACCTTATTGAGCTTACTTACTTCTGAATCACTCGTCGGGTTCCTCTCCGACATCCTGCCATTCTTTCCTTTCCAATACTCTGCGCTTATATTCCTTGGGATCGTATTCATATTTGGACAGCTCATCTAAAATATGGCATACAGCATCTTTGATTACAACTTGTGCCTCTGCTGCCGTATTGACAACAGTCACATCAACTGCAAGCTGACCAGGCAGCGCCAACAGCATTGACCGAACAGCCAAACACAAATCAGCCGTCATTTTTTCAACATCCTCAGCCGCGTGCATATGTCCCGCCAATTCTTCAAGCTCCAACTCCGCCATTCTTGCTTTCGCACTTTTATAATCAATTTCCGCCTGCATCTTCTCTATCGTCTTTTGTTCTTTTCTATCTGTATAGCCCTTGGTAGTTCTTGCCTTTAAATGATTTATATATGCCAATACTGCTGGACACAAGTCATAACGCTTTACTTTCCGACCGCCTACTTCTACCTCACAGGTATTTAGTACACCATCTTGAGTCAATTGCTGAACACGCCTCACGGAATCAAATCCAAGTATATGTTTTATAAACTTTACATCCACATAATTTTGTTCAAATTCAATTTCTGACATTATTCTCTCCCTATGCGTAACGAAACGATATTTATTTTTTCCCTAGTAGCTAGACAGTTTTTGGGCTCGCAAGCACCACAGGGGGAAAAATTGGCTTCACAGTACCTTTTATCTGCTCAGCCGTTCTAGGTGATGTTGTAATCGTTTTGACAATTCTTTATTTATTCGATTATGGATATTGTGGGATACTATATCATTTGTTATCATTTGAGGTACTGAGATTGTTTTAACTACTTCAATTGGGTATCTTGCATCACTTTTACGCTGGAAAGGAAGCTGCGGCGTATCTTCTTTGGCATTCCTAGGTATCCCTAAAAATACTTTCCTTCCTAATGACTTTCTTCCAGATTTTCTTTTGATTTGAGCTGTTACTACATAGGGTCCTTTGTTCGGTCGGATTGTTGGTTTCATGCCAAAATGTGTAGGTGTCAGCACCCGACCTCTGTATATGATAGACAAATTATCTATCCTTGTACCATGTACTCTAATACTGCTTTTGCCTTGTATCCCTTTCTTCGACTCATTTACGTCTGCTTTCTTAATGTTATATTCTTTTGCTACTTCCTGTGATATCCATGACGGACCACGTGACTTAAAATCCGCAATTGTTCTTTGCACTATCTTCTTGCTTCTACTACGCATGTCTTGCAATTCATCTACCACATTGTCAAATCCCTCGATGATAACATCCATTGCCCCTGCTGCCATAAGAATAATTCACCACCGTTCTCAAGAAAATAAAAAAGCTACCTCATAGATGGGGTAGCCTCTCTTGCCTCGTTTGTAAATTACATTATAACATTACCACACTTTACTACTGCTTTTCAATGTCATTTACTGCCTTTTACTGCTATTTTTTATTTTACTTGTTGTTAAATGAATCAGTACATTTTTCCAAATCTGAAATATACTCGTTCATCATTCTGGTAAGCACTGTTGCCTGTTTTTCTCCATTCGTTTCACAGGCTTTCGCAAACTCCTCAACCAACTCTTTTTTCAGTTTGTATGATTTACTAATCCATCCTGTTTTTTGCTCATACTTTCTTGTAGCAATCGACTGTGCTTTAGGATTTCCTACTGGCATCTATCCACCTCCTCAGTTCGGGAATGGCATAGCATAATTCATACAACCCTGCTGCCATTAAAATAATACTGGACATTGCATTTCTTTTTAATGCAATAAATATTATCCATGCTGCAAGTAAAAATATTTTGTTAAATTTTATTTTCATATTTCTACAGATGTGCTATACTCTATTTAAGGGTTTGGGGCTTTCGCCCCTTTCCCTTAGTCATTTAGAACTTGTATTAAGCTTGCCAGCCCTGCTAAAAACGTTCCAACGGCTATAAGCAGTTCGGTCACGAGCTTGAGCAAGTTCTCTTTTTTTTGCTTTTTCTTTCGCTTTTTGCCCATCTGTGTTTCACCTCCTTACAATTATATATTATTATATCGTGCACGATATGTCAACAAATTTTTTTATTTTTTTCTGATTGTAATTCTTTTATATGTTTTAATGCCGCTCCATGTATTTTGAAGACTTTATCATTATACTTTTCGATATTTACACTATAATCTGTTCTGCTTCCAAATATTTTCCCTCTTATCGCATCCCACTCAAATCCATCTTCATAACGCATCTGCATTACTAACTTTTCACATGGATTTTCTAATTTTTCAAAGATAGCATTTATAAGTTTACCTTGTTCTATTAGTTCTTTTCTCAATTCTTTTATTTTTTCTTTTATAGCAATCCTTTTACATACTATGTTCTCAACTCTACTAGACACAGCACTTCCAGCAGGTAAGTCTGTCTTACCTGCTGGAGATGAAAGATTATCTTTGTCTAATAATAAATGATATCTAATTAGCATCATTTCGAATTCTTCTTGTTTACGTAAATAATTTTTCAGATAAAGTTTATCTACCATTTTTACTCCCCTTATAACACTGCTACCATTAACTACAATTTATCAAATTCTTCACTTCGTTTTTCCTCCTAAATTAAAGTTTTTATTCCATCCTTAATGCAATCAATAAGAATAATTTCTGCTTCTCCAATACTTATTCTTCTCTCCTTAGATATTCTTTCTGCCAGACACTTACTCATCGCAACAAGCAACACTAATAAATTAAGTGTTTTTCCTAACGCTTTTACCTTAGTTTTTTCATTCTTTAATATTGCAAATATAATCCCCACACTTATTCCTCCTACTACTTTTAGTTTAGCTTGTTACATCTTTAGATAGTGCCAAATTTCTTCTGTTATCTCTGATTGTCCCTGACATTTTTCCAGTTCCTTTGCCGCATCTTCCAGTATATATCTGATATGTTCAATGTTCTCCGGGCTATACCCTGTATCTTCATACTCCATCAGTTTCCACAGGGCTCCATATATCCTGTCGTGAACTTTTCTTGTAATTACCCGCCCCACATACAGCGACTTCCAAGGAACGCCCTTTAACGACCAGTTTCCTAAATCATCACTTTGTATAAGCCTGCCCATTATATTTCCTCCGTCAAATCCTTATTTAACCAACATGCTCTTTCGCACACCAGTCTAGGAACCTACTGCAATATTTACTTGTACAGGGGCTATTGTCGCACTCCCCATATTCCTTTTCACAGATAAGACAGTTAAATACTCCTTTTGTCTCTTTTAAACTCATTTCTGTGTCCTCTGCAACTTGCAACAACTCCATTTCATCTAGTCCCATCACTTTTTCAACCATTTTCTGGCGCATATACT